CTATTACTTCCTCCTCTCCCCGACCTGAGTAATAGGCGATGATTTGCTCTTTGGGTATTGACTTCTCAATCACGATGCCCTCTTTGGCAAAGCGCGTGGCGAACCATTGCGCTTTGGACTTATCGAGCGTCCACGACAAACCATTCTCGTTGATTCCTTCTTGGCATCCCCGATAGATAGTGACGATAGCGGGTAGCGATTGGTATTTCGTGTATTCATCCGCATCCATCAAAGCGTGTCGCGCAGGTCGTTTGGATTGATACAACTTGACCCAACGCTTGCGGTATTGCCATGCGTTCTCGGTATCCGTCCAGACATCCGCGAGGGTCGACCAGTACTGCTCATCGCTGAATCGGTCAGCGTACATCTCGAAGGCTTCAAGGCGATAGGGTCGTTCATACATCCAGATGGCTTCACGATATTTGCCCTCGCTAGTCAACTGCTCAACCTGTTTTTTGCGCTCGCCGTAGTAGTAATTGGCGAAGGCATTGGTGAAGAACGGAACTTGATAAACAAGCGGAGCGCGAAGCATCGACCACTTGCCATTACTCTCTGGCTCGAAATACGGAACGAGGTCGGGATGTAATTCTTCCGAGCGGGTAGCCAACTCCTGTAAATTCATCACACTCCCTTTACTTTGTCTTTGTAAGGACTATCGCAACGAAACTCCTTTGGGACTGCTTTGATACATTCAGAACCTACGGGGAACCAACCCATATATCCACGGTCATTTTCTTCTAACTCAACATCTTCAATCTGGACGATACTGGCACCTCCGTCACTAACAACAACTCCTTGCGACTTGCCTTGCTTGGAAGTATCGCGCCCACAAAAAACACAACACAAAAAGGAATGACCGACTGTATTGTTTTGTCTTGCTTGATATTTTTCACCAAACAAAGGAATCTCGTCGCTCTCGTAGATAATCCTCGCGCCGTTTCGTGACTTCTCAATGACTACCATTTGAATTCCCTCTCTCTTTTACAACCCCAGTTTAGCATCAAACTGGTCAAAGTACAATTCGTGGTAATCGTGGTCGCCCGCGTGGGGGCGCGAGTGCGCGTCCGGTGTGTGCGGTAGGCTCTTGCTTCTCATCGAGAGGAGCATTTAATGGCAAGTTGGGATTCGATTCTATGGCTGGTTGTGGTTGTGGGTCTTGCGATTGCGGTTCTTTATCTGAAGTCTCGTTGGAAGAATCCAAACAAGCCCTGAAAACAAGGGTGTGGGTTCAGGTGTGGACGGCACCATTACCGGGGGCGGTTCAGGTTGAGGAATCGGACTTGGTTGCAATAAGGGGCTTGGAGTCAGTGAAGGCGATGGTTCCGATGGTGGTTCGACTGGAGGAATCGTTGGTCAAGGTCGAAGAGAGGGTTGAGGTTCTGGAGTCGACGGACTTAAAGGCATTGGCTCACGAATCGCTAGAGCAGAGGGAAAAGCGTCGTCAGTGGGAGATTGAGAATTGTTGGCGGTGGGTTAATCATCAAGAGAAAAGTCCACAAAAAAACCTTTGATTATGCTCAATATGGAGTCACCGTGAATCAAATTATTACTTGGAAGCCATCACCTCCCACCAAGGATTAACTTGGCAACCAAGATGGTCGTGCCATTCTTCAGCAATCCGTTCCACCGCTTCCTTCTTCGTTGCTGCTCCGACAATGAGAGCGCTATCGTAATCGATAGGCACATAACCCCACGGGGTCAACTCACAATCCTTCACATTATGAGCATCCCATCCGAGGTCGACATCGGTGTAGTTGAAATAGATAATGCGACAACATTTTTTCAAGGTTTCCTCCAATATCCGTAGACGCATCGCGTCCCATTTCTACTCGGGTCGTGTGTATCGTGAATTACTTTGTCTTTGACCGCACAAAGGTGTTTACTCAATCTCACCACTATGGTGCCATCGGGGATTTCTGATTCGCGCAAGTGAATCGTCGTCCCTGAACCAATCTTCATCGTGGGAATCCAATCGAACCCAAAATGCTTCATTGCTTTACGAGTGGTCATCTTGCTCACACCCGTGCGGGCGTATTCGCCTTGCTTAGCCATAGCGTTCACTTGGTCATAAACATCTTTGTAAGGGATGTCGGTGGCAATCGCTATCGCTCGCACGACGCAATCGCCGGTGCTTCCTTTGAATCCAGCATCCGCTCGACCCCCATCGTTGAACTGAAACTTCATGGTCGGCCCTCCTCTCATGTCCAATAATACCACGGGGGTTGGTTAATCGACAAATCGAGGAATTTCTGACCAGCCCCTTTGCCGACGACACGCCGAGATTAGGTCGCTGTATCACGATTTGAATATCCAACCCCCGTTGTGTTACACTTGGAGCGTCCGAGAGGAGGACGAAATGACCAAGCAAGAGACCACCACTCAGGTGATTGAACGCGCTCAGGTTTTAGCAGAGACCTTAACAAAGAAAATGAACACAAATTGGAGTTACACAATCGGTAAAGAGGTTTTTGAAGTTGAGACTCCCAAAGCGGGGCAAAGGTTCTTCAGAATTGTCCAAACAGATAATGGTAGGGGTAAGAGTGTCCATGCTTTTATCGAGATTGCTACTGGCAAGATTGTGAAACCCGCCGGATGGAAGGCTCCAGCGAAATACTCGAATGGAGAACTTGCCAGCAAGTACAACCTTCTTGATGATGATTCATTCCAGAAGGCGCTTAACAAGTGTGACGAGAATGGCGGATGGCTATACAAGTAATTCCCAAGTTTGAATATCCAACCCCCGTTGTGTTAAACTTGTAGCGTCCGAGAGAGGGAGAAATAAAATGGCAACATCAGCACAAGCAATCAGCAGAATCTTGAACAAGGCTGGTATTCGCAAAAGCGAAACTGGTGCAACAAGAATTAGTGGCTACCATGTTACAACCGAAGGATATGAAGTGACGCAAAATTCCACACACATCTTCATCAACTACACAACCGGCAATTGGGAGCGTGCTGATGAAATTCAAAGAAAAGAATTGGCAAAAATTCAGATTCCAGAAATTTTGGCTGCCAAAGGATATGTTGTGCAGGAATGTAAAACTTGGAACACCTTGTTTGTTCTGCCAAAGGTAGGTGCATATCGTGAACCTAAAGTCTGACCTATCCACTATCTCCAAGGCAATTTGATTCCCAACCCCAGTTGTGTTACCCTAAAGATGTCCTGAGAGGAGGACAAAATGAGAAACGAATATCAGGTGCGTTCCTTCGACGAGAGAGTTCTCGTTGAGCAGATTGGTCGCATGAATGTTCTAGCAATATCAGGTGGTCGCGTTCATTCGATTGTGAACGATGAGGGAGAAACCGTCGAGGTTCAACTCCCCGTCGGTCATGGCTATCGCGTAGCCATCACACTCGGCTTCATGGATACCTACACGGTGCGACGAGAATTCGCCCGCGGTGGCAAGGTCTTTGTGAAGGGTGTCGTCGAGGATGTCTACTGCGACGAAATAGGCGAGGTTGCCTACAAAGCAAGTTGCTATGTGAATGTTCCATTCGGAGATAAGGAGAGCGCATAATGAGTACACCGATTCATAAGCCATCGTTTGACCTTACCAGTCGAATCATCGAATTCGAGAGCGGGGAATCATCCGAAGAAGAAATCATCGAGTTGTTCCAGCATCTTGTTGATACTGGCATGGCATGGACGCTTCAAGGTTCCTATGGGCGCATGGCTCAAGCGCTTCTTGAGAATGGTCACATCGTTCAACCTACGGAGGTTCCGTATGGAGATAACTGAAATTAAATGTGAGGATTGCGAGCAGGTCATCAATGAAGATGACGGATACGCATATTCAGATATGACCGAGAAAACTTATTGCTATGAGTGCGAGCAGTACGACTTTGAGGGTGCCTCAACACTTCTTAAGGTTGACGGGGATGCGGAAGCCGAGAAGGTTATTTTCGGTGATGCGTTCTCCCGAGGTGATGAGGGCGAATCTCCATCATGGTTCTATCAACTCTTCAAAGATAAGGCTGGTCGCTCGTACAAAAAAACTGATGCGTGGCGGGGTCACTACAACACCGTGGAGAATCTCAAAGATGTAACCGTTCTCGCTTCGGGTTGGACTACGGGTTGGTCTGATGAATTCACCACTCGCAAGGCAGACTTCAATCGGTTTGCGGAAAAGTTATGCGAAAACTTCTACGGCTCGGTGGCTCCTGTGTATTTCTTAATGGAGCCGACATCCAATGTCTTTTCAACGGGCGTGGATTTCTTCTGCGCTGCTAAAGATGCTGAGAAGGTCACCGCTTGGTTGGACGAAATTGGTCACCCAGTATCTCAAGTGAAGGAGTGGTTATCGTGAGCAAAAGTCTCTTTGAAGTACATCTAACGAAGGAAAGAAAATTTCGAGTCTACGCCGATTCCTTCGACGAAGCGATTAAAAAAGCAGAGGAACAACTAGATTCTTACAAATGGGAATTCAGTTCATGTTCGATAGCCGATGTATGGGAGGTGGGACTAGGCGAATGAAGAAGCATTGGTATGAAGTATCTCTTGCTCGAGAAAAAAGTATTCGAATTTTTGCTTGCGACGCAGATGAGGCTAGAGAGAAAGCCGAATCTAAAGTAAATAAGCGCAACAGCCTATGGGTCGCTAACGCCGTTTATCGTGAAGATGGTCAAGGCGATGATGACTGGGTTGCTCAGTAATTTGTTTTTATAGTAAATTTACTATAAACTCGGGTTAATTATGAGAGGAGGAACTATAAAAGACGCGATTTTGATTCATTCGCCCGAATATGGGAATTGGGTCTTTGATGCGACGCACCCTACTCAGGGTCGACGCTTTATCAATGCTCGTAACCGCTTTGTGACTTATGCGGATATGGCGGGATTAGATATTGAGGAAGTCGAGCCACGCCTTGCCCATGAATCAGAACTCCTCCTTGTTCACGATGGCACCTATATCTGGAAGGTAAGCGTTCATGGTTCATCCGGTGAATGGTCAGGGAATCGCGTTGACCTTGGGCAACTTGCTCAACTCATGGCAGGTGGAACGATGCGAGCGCTGGAAATGCTCCTCGATGGTGAGACCAAACTTGCCATCAATTTTGCGGGAGCAAAACACCATGCGATGCGTGACCACTCCAGCGGGTACTGCATCTTTGGTGACTTGGCTATGGCATCTACCGTGGCTACATCACTAGGGCATCGTGTGGCGATATTCGACTGCGATGCTCACCATGGTGACGGTACGGAAATTCTGCTGGCGGGTAATGATGATGTCCTTACATTCTCAGTGCATCAACAATGGATTTTCCCTTACACGGGATATTTGTCCGACCCATTCCTTCATGTTTTCAACTATCCACTGCAAGCGGGTGATGGTGATACACAGTTGATGGAGGCGACCAGGGAGTTTGTGCGTGTTGCCTATGAATTTGAACCCACGATGATTTTCATAGCGTGTGGTGCCGATGCTCTCAAGGATGACCCACTCTCTGACCTTGAGTATTCGGTGCGTGGATATGCCACCGCGATGCGTTCGATTCGTCAGGCTTTCCCCGACCTGCCCATTTTGATGGGCGGAGCGGGAGGCTACCTGCCCGATTCAGGAACTCCCGAGGTCTGGGCGCGGGCTGGTGTCGCTCTCGCTCGCGTAGGCGCTTTGACCCATCCGTAGCCCTTATCCTTGTGCCCGTGACCACCATCGTCGGGATTCAGGGGAAAAACTGGGCCTTGCTAGGAGCGGATACGCGGATTTCTGACGAGGAAAAGATTTATCAGATGCCCAAAACCATTGCGAAAATAATTGAAATTGAGGAAGGCATCTTCATTGCGTGTGCGGGAGATTTGCGCGCTATTAACATTCTTCAAGGTGGTATGCGTATCAACAATCAAAATCTAAGCATGAGCAACGAGCATTACCTAACTAATGTTTTTATTCCCACACTCCGCAAGGTTTTTACCAATCACGGATACGAGCGAACTCAAGAAGGTGTGTCCTCGATGGAATCAGAATTCTTACTTGCCTATTACGGGCAACTTTATGCGATTGGGTCTGATTATTCGTGGATTCAAGATTCGCGCGGTCTCTACGGATTAGGCTCGGGTGGGTCTATTGCCCTGGGTGCGCTCGCCGCGCTGGTCACACCCACACCGCAAAGGACGATGGCAAAAAAAATGGCAACTCAAGCGCTGGATATTGCCTGTGCCTATAACGCGGATTCTGCTCCGCCCTACACCTTGAAAATCTGCGAGTTACAGTGACGGATGAATGGTTGAGAGTCTAGCGGGTCAAGAAATTCTCTGGGTCATAAATCTTCAACGCTTGCGCGTACAGTGCGAGCGCTAATTTCTTCCCATGGTGTCCACAAAAATATAATTCTCCCGCAAGAAAGGATGCAGCAACTCGGGCTTTTGCCACACATAAATCGCAATTCTCGAACTTGACCAATGGGGCACGAACGAGCGATTGCATCATTTTTTCTTTTTTTCTTGCGCGACCTTTTCGATGTTGATGCGTTCTCGCTCGCGTCCGTTCTTGTCCAGAATCACGATGAACCCATCACGCATTATGGATTTATTGAACGGGTGCTTAATTAGACGCTGACCGCTAGACATTTTTAATCCCCTTAGTGATAGGGCCTCCAACAATCCACGCTCGACAGGTGCGACGGGAGGCACACTTGAAATCAAAAGCCTCGCAATATCCCAACTCTCCGGCGCTGGTCACATCCCAAGCGTTCTCTGGTGTGTCTCCCTGGGCTAATCCGCCTTGGATACATTCGAGCATCGCGGGGGTCTGGATGAAGGCAGCGCAATTTCCGCATCGCTGTTTCTTCGCCTCTGCCACCGATACATCCCACTCATCTGCCAATGCCTGCCAATAGTCGGCGTTCGGCTCAGAGGGGTTCAGGGGGCCGTAGGAAGCCTTTTCGATGGCCTTCTTACGGTTGGCTAGGTTGACCCCCACATCCTGCGTGGCTCTCGGGCAACTGGCTTTGAGGAGAAGTGAAACGGCGTGTGTTGGGGTCATGGGTAAAGTGTATCGAACAAATGTACGGGTGTTTTGTGCGCACAATGTACGCACAAAGTTTGGAGATGACTTTTAACCCCCGTTGTGATATACTAGGGGTGTCCTGAGAGGAGGACGGAAAATGAGAAAGTTGTTCAAGGTCGAGGTAAAAACTAAAAAAGGCATAATCAACAATGTCTTTGATGATAAACAATCCGCGGAAGATTACGCGCTAGTTGTTGCGGGCTTTCAAGGTTTCAAATACAGAATCACCGAGGTAATCGTGGCTGAAGAAGCGTTTGGAGGAGGTAACTAAATGGGGTACACGCATTACTGGAAGTTCAACCAAGAACCAACGCCTGAAAAGTTTGCTGAGTTCGTTGAGGGTGTTAAGCAGATAACTGCGACAGCCGACGAAGCAGGAATCCCAATCGGCGAGGAACTATACAAATCTGATTGTGTGCGATTCAATGGCGTAGATGCTGAAGCGCATGAGACTTTCTATATCGAACTGCCAGTTGGGGACGAAAGGTACGACAACTCATGGTGTAAGACCGCGGAGAAGCCATACGATACAGCGGTAACTGCCTCACTCATCCTAGCCAAGAAAATCTTTGGCGAGGATATTGAAATCAAATCAGATGGCAACTGGTCGGATTGGCAAGGTGGACAATTACTTTACGAATCGGTGTTCAATGTCCAACCTGAAAATGTCCTGGTCAAGGCGTAACTGGTTTATTTACTTCAAGCGTGAGTCGCTTAGGTTGTTTACCTAACCCCAGTTATGATATACTGGACTTGTTCTTAGAGAGGAGGACTAAAATGGGATGGACTGAAAATCCAGTCGGAAGCAATATCACGACCAAGCAATACATCAAACGCGAAATCGAGCGCTTGTTCCCGCAAAAAACTATCGTCAAGTTATACGAAGGCAAAACCATCCACGGCGAAAAGCGATTCCAAGCCACGCTGCAAAACGGTGAGGCCTCGCTTGACCTGGTAATCATCACTCGACGCAAGAACGGTTGGGTCACCTACAAAATCGTTACTGCCGACAAGGAGGTCGCATAATGAATTACGGACACTACTGGATAATCAACGCACCGATTCCCGCGGATAAGTTTGCGGAATTTGCAACGGGTGTAAAAAATCTTGCCAACATCGCTAAGGGCGAGGGTCTACAACTTGCCGACGAAGCCTACTCAACGGAAGTTATTTGCTTCAATGGCAAGGGCGAGGATGCTCACGAAACATTCTGCTTCGCTGCTACTGATACGGGCTTCCAATTCTGTAAGACGGCTAGAAAACCCTACGACTACTTGGTAACCGCCTCATTGATACTTGCCCAGGTAATCTTCAAGAGCGACATCACTCTTATGAGCGATGGAAGTTTGTTTGAAGTGGATTGGGATGAGGGTAAGGAATTATGGCGCAAAAGTATCGCCACCCGTGAGGACGACCAATTCGGCTCAACTCTTCCAAAATTTATGATGAGTTAGGAGGTAAAGACATGGCATCAGTAATTATCACTATCGAAATCGACAATGAAGCGTTTGTCGATGGTTGGGCACCCGCTGAAATTAAGCGGATAGTATCCAACATTCCGTTCTATCAGGATGCGACGAAGGACGATATGCTCGTCATTGCTGGCTCATCCAAACTACGCGACTTGAACGGAAATACGGTGGGAAATGTCGTCATTCAAAACGACGAAGAATGACCCTTACGCGGTACTCGCTCTTCATCTCTGGAATGAGTACCGCGATGCTCTACCCGATGCCCCGAGTTATATGACTCAGAAGATTCTTGAGGCGCTTGCCGATTCAGGATTGACGATTACGCAAATATCGAACGAGGAACTCCAGAGGAACAAGCGTTCCCCAAGAATAGTTTGGTGGATTCTCATTCTTCACGCGGCGCAACGATTGTTTCCAAAGCATATTTTTAAGAATGTTGGTCGGCACCACTAACACCACATCCTTGAGCGTCCAGACCCAATGGGTCGCTTGAGATACGAGGATTCCTGATTCCTCCATCTGATTACTTGCTCGATAGAAACAATGGGTTTCAATGAAAAGGTTTCCCGTTTCTTGCCAGCGCTGGTCGTTCTTGACCTCGAACTTCACCGATGGGCCAGAAAATATCTTGTCGACTAAGCGTTCGCCCTCTTTGCCGATTTCGTAGGTCATGTCCCAACTGAGGTTTCTCATACATCCCATTGATTCGCTTGACCGAATGAGAGCGGGGCAATCGAGGGAAGGATGACCTTACTTTCGTAGAGTGCCAGCAGTATCGCCTCGGCTCTATCAGGAGAACTCACCCCACGGCGTTTCATCTCTGCCTTGGCCTCAATCTGGATACGACCCGAGGAATCAGATTTATAGGAGGGGGAGGCTAACTGGGCGAGAACTTGTCGGTCTATATCCAATCGCACATCCTGTTTCCCATCCTTGGGCTGGATTAACTGACGGGCGTTCCACCACATCTCGGCGCGTTGATTCTTAAATCGTGTCTGGTCTTTGGGTCGCTCTGCCACATTCACTCCCACAATATCCGCCCTCGTTCCGCGTTCCTTCACCCATCTCTCGAGTAACGAAACAACTCCCCAACCAACACCAATCGTATCTATTTTGACCCGGACTTTCTCCGATACATTCCGTTCTTTGTGGATAAGTACGCACCTATCAATCTCTTCCATGATGACCCCCGCCACATCGACGGCGTTGGCGTTTGCCTTGCCCGAAGAGCGGTGAACTATCTTGATGCGGTAACCATCGGCGAGCGCAATAACGAATTCATCTCCACCATCGGAGGCAATATCGACCCCAAGGCGAATCGCATCGGACTCAATCGGTGTTTCATTGTGGGTTGCCTCCTCTGCCCACGAGAACGGAATGACTTTGCCAACGCTTGACTTAGGAAATCGTGCGTGAACACGCGCTTCAACGAAAGGGGCATCCTCACCGAATTCGCCAATGACCTCATCGACCCATACCTTGTCGACGAGGTGGGTAGCAACTTTATGTTCTTCAATATAGGAAGGACACGACTTACACAAACCCGTTTCTTCACCCGTGAAGTTTGGTGTATCCCAAACGGAAATCGGTAAGATGTTGTAGATAGGGCTGGAACAAATACGCTCGAACCAAGTTTGCTCCTGGTCAGTTGGTGGGTTACCCAACACGAGAAGGCGCGTGTGTCCACCCGTCATCAACGCTTCAAGGGCTGAACCGATAGTGTCCGATAATCCTCCAGCCTCATCCACCACAATGAGCAGATGAGGGGCGTGGATGCCCTGTACGGCGGTTTCATCGTGAGCCGAGGGTGAGAACCCATAGGCAACAACGGTGCCGTCCAGTTTCCATTGAGTCGTGAGAATCTCGCCGGGGAGATTGTTGGCTGTGTGGACTCGGCGAATCTGCGACCACATAATGTTTCGCACTTGTCGATAGGTCGTGGCGGTGGTGATAGCAATAGCCGTCCCCGGTGGGTGAACGGAAATCCACCATGCGACTGCTCTGGCTGCTAGGTGCGACTTGCCCGGTGCGTGGCAAGCGGGAACTACCGTTCTTTTATTGTGGACGATGGAGGAAAGAATTTCTCTTTGTTTTGACCAAAGGGTTTCCTTCAGTCCCTCTTCCACGAATCCCACGGGGTCGTTCTCCCATCTTGCCCACGGGTTCTTTAACTCAGCATCAAGCATGTGAGCCATCATCAATTTTTCATCATCGGTCAGAGATACGAATATCCGAGAGCGTTCCTCGGGTGTAGCGCTGAGAACTTTGTCTATCAGCCGTTGACTCATGGTTATCCCTTACGGGCTTCGAGAACCTGCGTAATCTTCTCTTCTAGGTCGGCAGCGTCTACCTGGATTCGCAAGGGTGCGCCATTCTCACCCGTCATCTCGACTCGCTCTTTACGACCAAAATTCTGTTGACGGGTGCGCTCTAGCCACCACGCCGCCGCTTGCCAAGTCCCCTTCGATGCCTCTCGTTGGATAATTGCCACATTCCGAGCCGTCGCTTCATCCCGGGCTTTTTCTACTGCGTTCATAAATTCCAGATAAATCGCTTCATCAGGGCGAACTGCGCTCGTAGGATAAGCGCGTAATCTCTCCTGCTCGGTCTTTCCGCGTACCATCCAAGCAAAAAAAGTACTTCGACTAATCCCCGATGCTCCCGCTGCGTCCTCGGCGTAATTGCCAATGCGAATCAACTCGACAATTTTCTCAAGAAGGTCAGGGGTGAGGAAGCCTTGTCGCCCTCGCTTCTTAGGCTTTTTCGGCTCAACAGTCGCTACTTCTTTTTTGGTCGCCATTCAGATTATTCTACCTCGGTTGAACACGCTTCCACTGGAATGAATAATAACTCAGCAATATCCTTCCAGCCATAAATTGTATTGGCCCACTCGTTCAAATCCTCGGTGTGGACTCGCATGGAATGTTCCCCCACTCGGATAGAGGTGCGACCCACGGGGTTATGACCGGGCTTGGTTTTTCCTCCCGCGAGAATCTCGTTGACCTCTTCAGGATTGAATCCCGTTCCCTTCAGGGGTGTGGAGGTGAGCATCTTATTCAACTCAAGGGAATCGTAAGTGGCAAGGTCGGAAGTGCGGTTATCGACAATCAGAATCTTTATCTCTTCCAATTCATCGACATCAACCCAATGGACGGCGACCTTTTCCCATCCCAACTGAATCATTGCCGAGAGGGTGTGGTTTCCTGAGAGGCAATGTTTAGTTTTCCGATTTACTACGATTGGTCGATATTGCCCCATTGTGGTCAAAGAATCCACGATTGCCCCAATGTCCCCTTCTCTGGGATTGAGGGGATGTAACTGGACTTCCTTGATGGATACGGTTTCGACATCCTCTGGGGCGCTGGCGGAGCGTTCAATGGTGTCGTCGATGGGGACTGGTTTGCGCTCAGGTAATCCCAATCGCGCCTTGATGGTCTTGACCGCTTTGCTCTTCGAGTTATCGCACTCGGAATACAACTGCTCTTTCCATGCTTTGTAGAATTCTGGTTCAATCCTAAATCTCCAGAGCGAAATGCGAACTTCGGGGTCATCTTTGGGTTTGGGGGTGATGGGTTCTTTTTCTTTTCCCTCAATCAACTTGTCGAGGGTTTCTACTTCGGCAGGAGTAAATCCTGTTCCTTCCAACTCAGGAAGAGAACCAAGAAGGCTTTTCAATAGGGGTTCATTATACGAAGCAAGGTCAGTCATGCGATTATCAGCAAGAACTATTTTCTTTGCCGTTTCCTCATCAACATCGACATAGGTGACTTTGATTTTTTTCCATCCCAATTTCTTTGCTGCCTTGAGTGTGTGATTTCCCGCAAGAACAAAATTAGTTCCGTACTGAATCACAATCGGGCGATACTGACCATGGTGATGAAGAGAATCAGCAATCGCATCGACATCCCCTCTTCTTGGATTGGTCGGATACAAAGTGACCTTTGAGATAGGAATGGTTTGAACTCCACCCACTTTGATATTGGCTTTCATTTAATATACAACCACGCCTCAAAATTAAAAAACTTCCAAAAACAAATGCCCTCGGTAAATCCTGCGTCAAAAGCAATTTCTTGATTCTCAAAGGACTCATTCGGTTTCATCAAGCATCGTAAATCTCGTTCCTTGTTCATAATTTGAACTGGGGTAAATTTTTTACGCTTAAAATCATAGTAGGCATTGTTCATAATTAACTCATAGCGACCCTTGGGTTCTTGTACCTTTTCTGCCCAGATGAACGCTCCGCCCATCACCAATTCATCATATATTTTTGCCACGATAGAACGACGATGCTCTGAGGCAATGAACTGAAGGGTAAAGACGGAAAGGAAAAGGGAAGCGCTCTTTCGGCAATATCGGTTCATCTGTGTGAGGTCATCAAGGATGAACTCAGTTTGGTCATCTGATTCAGGAAGAAGGTGGGCTGAAATATCTATGCCCACTTTTTCTCCCGAGTGCGAAATTGAGCGTAATAACTTTCCCGTTGAACATCCAATATCGACAACTGCCGTGTCGGGTCTTACAAAGAAGGTGGATAAGTCACGGATGGCATCACTCAGTAGGTGATAATTTGGAATAGATTGTTCAATATGGTCATCAAAGTCATCGATGGTATCAAAAGAGAACTCAGTAGAAGTCGTAGAGTTTTCTTCCAATGGCTTCCACAACTGGTATGGTGATTGTTCTTCCGCATCTCTCATAGCGCTCCGAATCTGAAACTGGTTTTCCATCTGCGTAAAATGCTGTCCACCCGTCGGGCAACCCTTGGAGTCTTTCACACTCAAGGGGGGTGAGTCTGCGAATTTGCGTTTGTGTTTCCTCTTCAATAACTACACCATGACGGTCTTGCGCCGTCACGGTAAAACTTGGTTCCCCATCTTCCTTCATTCGTCGTCCGTTTTGTCTTTTTTCTTCTCTCATGGGCGACAAGATAGGTTTAACTTTGACTGCTCCGCGACCTTGATTGTTTTGAATTCCTTTCCAATAATGACCATCTATCGTTGGAAACACATCGACCTCTTTGGGTAATCGTCCCGTGACGAAGGGAACATTGTGACCACCCGTACCCATGTTGGCGGTTAGAGTAGGAACTCCGTGAGATTTATAGGGTCGGAAATATCCTCGTCGCCATTGGGAGATTTCAACTGACGGTTCTCGGTCTTGGTCATCATCCGTCGAGTCTGCTCTTCCGATAGGAAATACTTTGGGTCGGGGTTTTCCTCTAAGATTTCCGATAAGGAAAATGCGTTCTCGGTGTTGCGGGACTCCGAAATTTTGGCTGTCCAACAATTCCCATTGAGCGTCATACCCCATGCCATCCAAGACTTCGAGGATGATTTGAAAGGTTCTCCCTCCATCGTGGTTGAGTAATCCTTTAACATTTTCAAAGAGTAGATATGGTATTCGCTTATCCCGAGCGAGGCGAAACATCTCAAAAGCGAGAGTCCCTCGGGTGTCGTCCAAAGAGAATCCCGTTCGTTTTCCCGCAACTGAAAAAGTGGCGCAAGGAAATCCTCCAACGAGTAGTTCGGCTTCTGGAAGGTCATCGGCAGAAACATCTCGAATGTCCCGTCCATCTGGTTCGTGTCCAAAATTTCTGGCATAGATGCTCCTCGGTTTTTCTAACCATTCGTTTGCCCACACGCAAGTGTGACCAGTTCGCTCAAGTCCTAAGCGAAATGCTCCGATACCCGCAAAAAGTTCAATAAACTTCATTAGGCTCGCGCTTTGGGTGGGCGACCTCGACGACGCACAATCTTGCCTTCAGCGTCGTACTCGGGTTCGCGGGGAATATCCTCTCGAATAATTTTGTAAATCAACTGCTCTGATACACCCATCGCCGTTGCTATCTCTCGATAAGTAATGCGTTGTTTACGCAATCGTAGAATCAACTGCTTTCGTCGTTTGCCTAAATCCTGGATTTGATTTTGATGTTCCCGAATGGCGTTGGTCAAAAGTTTGACCTCATCCAACCCACGACCATCTAACGCGACTGCCTCTAAAACTGTGGACATTACTCATCGCCTTTCATCTGAAAAATCCTCGCCCAAGTGTCGTCATCCATCTCTGTTGAATCTACCTCTGTGAATACTTCCTTCAAGATTCCCGCCTTGGCTTTGAGATAAGTAATCGCCAAAATCAGGTAGAACGGAGTTAAAATCAGTACTGCTAACCCTATCCCAAAAATCGTCCATATCAAATCCCAGTTCATATTCCCCTCTCCTTCTTGACTCCTCGAATGTATAAAACCAACGAATTTTTGCCTTTCTGTGGGGGCAGATAAATCAACGAACGAAGGTACTCGGGGGAATCATCCACCAGAACTCCCGCATCCACAATCCCGTCAATCGCTGCCTTGACTGCGGGGTGGCAAGCCCCAACATCTTGACTCTTACCGCCTTTTTGATGAGGTTCAACCGTCACGCTCATCCACGACATCTTGGGAATCTTCTCTTTGAGGGAGAGGGCATAGAACGCTGTGCGCCATTCTTTGACCAACTCGGCTCGTTCCCATCGATTCCCCTTCCGCTCAAAGTTAGTCGTCCAAGGGCGCTCGGTATATTCAAGCCGATACACCCGCTGGTCGAACTCATCGGAAGAGCAAAGGCAAGATAACATGGATGTAATTTAGGGTTTGTCGTATTTTGTAGCAAGTTGCCTCTTTCCTCCCTGATTGTCTATAAACCAGCGAACTCCTTTTCCGTCGGTAAACGGAATATCCTCGGCGTTCTCTATCGCATAAATCAAATACCCCGCCTCACGCGCTTGATGTCGATAGGACTCCACCCATCCATGGCAACCCGTTGTTCCAGAACCGCACAAAACCAATAAATTCGCGGGTTGATGAAGGTCTGTGCGTCGACTCCCACCCATCTTGCGAGGATGGCGATGATGGATTGATACCCCTGAACTCTCTGGCGCTCCCCCGCATCGTTCACATCGGTAGAACGCTCGGGCGAAAACTTTGAAGCGAATGTCCTCTTCGACCTTGAGTTTAGACTTCGCCATTGAGTTTCCGTTTAATCTCAGCAACATAGGCTTTGGCTCTCTCTGGCGGAACTGCTCGATGACTTGCTTCAGCGAATTGTTGAGAGAGGCGCTCGCCGTGTTCTCGTTCCTTATCGGTTTTGAGTTTCAATCTCCAGCGTGAATTCACATGGCTTGGTTGAACCATTGTTTCATTGTTGGCGTAATGCGAGTAAATTGCTTCGCGGGCGAACTCAAAATCAATCAACGAATCCAACGCTTTATGCCAGGCTAAAATTACTCCCTCATTGGCTTGATGGCGTGTGTCGTAATAGGAAATTACCACGAAAAGTTTGGCTACCTCGGCTGGACTCACGACAATTCCAAATGCTCAAACTTACGCGAAATCTCCATTGCTCGGGTCGCCGATGTTTCCGAGCGAGTGCGAACTCCTACTTTGCGAAGCACTAAATCCATTTGACGCATCGAGGGAACGGTCTGGATGTAATCCAACGCCTCAAGGATGGCTTCAGGTGAGTATCCTCGTTTCATCGCTGCTTCGCACACTTGAATCAGCGAGTGCCATGCACCCTTGCCAATAGGTTTAGTAGTTTGCTTTTCCCACCAGACCTTTGCTATCGACTCTCCTGAAACCGCGAGAGCGGTTTCTTCTTTTGTTGTATCCAGGACAGTTGTATAGGACGGATGGTGCCTGGTGGCGTATGGGGGTTGAACCGGTGGCGTATGGGAGTTGTCCCCTACACTTTCTGGGAGTTGCATATCGGGTTCAATCTCTGACTCCCATAAACTTTCTGGGGGTTTAGGGGTAGCCCAAAGCATCTGATACACCGTCGCATTGCCCTTAGAAGTCCCGCGACTCACCACTTTGATAAATCCATCATCGACCATCTCACGGATAATTTTGCGGATATAGTCTGGGGTACATCTGGCTTTCTCGGCTAACATTTTTTGGGAAGCAAAGAACCGACCATCATCGTGCGAAATATCGGCGAGCGCTAAATGAACGAGAAGTTTGGTTTCTGAGTACGGGGACTCAGCCCATACTCTCGTCATTAGGCGAATACTCACAAAAGACCTCCGCAATGATGGCAAAATTTTTTCTTCTTGCCGTGTGGTTCAATATCACGACCTCGAATGAACTCGGGCAACACATAAATCTTCGACTTACCCCGACTACTCTTCAAGCGTGTTATATGCCCCGTCAGGTGAAGGACGGATAATAGCCCAGAGGCGCTCCCGTGATGAATTCCCAATTCCTCGGCAAGTTCTTTCCAAGTGATACCAACCGCACCTCTCCAAGAGAGCAAGTCCAAGGCCTTCTTCTGACGGATTGAAGTCGTGCCATTGGAGTCTTGCTCTCTCGCCCTCGCTTCAGAGGTGTCGCTACCGGAAAATCCTGAAGTTCCCGCATAAGGCAACTCAGGCATTGGCGACGACATCTGAAACACTCTCTTTCGTCGGCGTTAACCAACCTTGAGCGACCTTGAAGGCTTCGCGCAATGCTTCAAGGTCTTGCGGGTCATAAGCATCTTTGTGCGCCGTGATGTATTGACCGATGACCGCGAGGGTCTCAAGGTTTTTTGCGTTGGTAATTTTCTTCATCAGCCCATCGGAAGGCTCTACCTTAACTTCGGAGCGTTCATAACTCGAAGAATCTGGGTC